GAGTCGTTGGATTGATAGAGAATCCATTAGCAGGAATTGCTACAACTGGAACTTGTAATGCCTGATCACTATATTCATAAGTTCCTGGAGTCTGACCAGATCCAGTGCCACCAGTACCGCTATCAGTTCCAGTGCCAGTACCACCAGTACCGCCGATAGTAACAGTATTGTTAGCGTTACTAGGAGCATCTCCAGCACCTAATTGTGTAGGAGGATAACGACCATCACCAATAATTGCAACAGGACCAACAGTGACTTTACCTGTATCGTAATCGATTGTACCAAAACCAGGATTTGTTACAATCTTGGTGTTGCCATCATTGTAATATGAGTATACATTGCCATAACCATCATCTTGGAAAAAGGAAGGAATGCCAGGACGTTCTGAAGGATAAAACGGACCACCTCGCATAATAGGTTCCTTATTACAACGATCTGGACTATATCCAGTCTGCGTATTACTAACTACCGCAGCAGTAGTAGGTGCCGAGTCAAATAGAGGAACACCAAACTCAATTTGTTCTTGGTTAGTAAGGTTCGTGACAGGGTAAATGTATTTGACGAGAGTAGTTTGAACACTAACGCCTTGAATAGAAGGATCTGCCAAAGATATCGCTCTAACAAGAGCAGATTGGTTGAAAGATCCTTCAAAGTTGTTTAGACCTGTTTGATCTGCAAATTCTGCAAGACCATCATCAATCTTTGCACTAATTTCAGATGCAACCAAAGCAGTTTTATTAGGATCGTATGTGGTGAAGATTTTAGTCGCCACATATAGTTCATCTGGGTCTACAATAGATGTCTCAATAGCAGCCATTGAATATGGTTGCAAATCTTTTGCAATTGCGAGTTTCGTAGCGTTGTTTAGTCTAGTTCCCGTCTTTGTTTTGAGTGCAATATAAACTTTACCGTAAACTGGGGGAGTTAGTTTATCTCCACCATATGCTACCGCAGAATCTGTATTAGTGTATATTCTCTTTACAATAGTTTCATAGTCTTTTGTGGTAACAGCGCGATTTTGCGTTGCATACAGTCGGGGAGCATTATATTTGATAGATTCTACGGTTTCTCTTGGAGATCCATCCTGAGACGATTCTTTTACAGTAACCTGAATTTGATTGCCAGCATAAACTTCTGGACAAGTATCTTCTACTTCACCAACAAAAGTGAATTCCTGGATATCATTTGCCTCATCACCATTACTTACAAGATATTCTAAAGTAACGACCTCTCCGTCACTAAGTGACCTTCCTGTAACACCATCACCGAAAAATACCTCATACCGCAAATCATCTGCTTCATTGATATAGTAAATACGGGATGTAGCATCAAGGTCCGTAATTCGGTCAACCCGATTATAAGTATCAATCTGAGTTGCCTGCTCATTAGGACGAACTGATACTCTCAAAGTAGCAATATCCGCATCTTCATTAGGAAGGAAGTATCTCTGACGCTCAAAAGTATCAACAACGTACTCATAATCTAGTGCTGCGCCTTCATAAAGCACTAAATTATCCCAAGTTGCAAGTCCACTAGTGCTAGTAGGGACAGTTACATCATTTAGAGTGTGAAATAGGAATCCGTTACCCGCTAATACCGCACCTTTTTGCAATGTTGCGGTTCTTGGCCACTCTCCATTGCACAAACTCGTTTGCAATTCTAGTTTTACGCAAGTTCTTGCGCTTGTAATCGATAGAGGGACGTAATTTAGCAGTTTTGCTAACTTTGCAATCGTACCTCTAGTAGTAGCAGTTTGAATGAATGCCTCATTGATCAGCATATTTGCTGTAAAGGCAGAATAATATGTATTATATGACAGAATGTCGATCAAATACGAAAGCGTGCTTCCTTCAAAGTCATAATCCGTGAACTCGTCTCTAGTTCTCAGATAAGACTTGATAGACGCTTTGATATCGTCGTAATTTAGGGCGGTTAGATTATTTGGTTGCATTATCCTGAAGGTCTCTCTAAGATAAAGTCTAGCTGTTCGACTCTAGGTTGTCCCACAATTTCATAAAATACTTGAACTGTAATGTAGTGACGCTCGTTATTAGTCTCAATTTTGACATCAACGATAGTAACACGTTCATCAAACGATTCGATAGTATTTATGATCTCTTCTTGAATCGAATCTGCTAAGAATGCATCTAAAGGTTCAAAAAGCGCCTGACTGACTAAACACCCCATGTCAGGTTCATAAAATCTTTCACCAGGAGCGGTGAGAACTAAATTTTTCATTGCCTGTTTGATGGCATTATAGTTCTTCACCGATCCAACATCATGGGTAGATGGGTGCATAGCAAAAGAAGTAACAAGATCCCTAAAAGCACGGCTCTTAGGAATAACGTCACTTCCTGTAATTATCTTACGCTGTAGGTACTCTGCCATTAGATGGGGTTTCTATCTGATCTTCGGGATCTTGACGATTACGTCGCACCTTATCTAAGTATTTATCCGACTTAGGGTCAGTTATCAATGTCATTCCAGAATTCTGAAATTCTGAACTCTGATCTGGTACTGGCGAATTAGCCATAATTTTGGTTCTCCCTAAATTTATTTAGCGTCCTTGTCCACGATAACGCTTTTTACGACTATTTCTGCTAGTTGCAGAATACTTTGTGTTTTTAGAACACCCTTGACGAGTGCTTTTGGGGTTTCCTGGAATGAAATTATTTCCTGAAATACCAACTTTCGATCTTACTGCCAAAATTAGCCTCCGATGAATACATTTGCAGCGCCTGTAGCAACTTTGCTTAGGCATGGTAAAGCGAATGGGTCGCCAACTCTAACAGCAGGTCTTTTTTCAAAGAACACAGTTTTAGAAGTGGCAACCGCAACTCTAGGATGTCCCAACCCAGCAGCGTCATCAGAGCAACAAAAAATAGAAGTGTTGCAAGATACTTTGGTGGGTGCCATTTTTGCTTTGGGACATGCCATGTCTATCACTGTAACAGAACAAGGCGATTTATGCAACTGGAATGCATCACCCGCAACAATTGGAATGATCTTATTGATCTTGATTGTAGCGCACGTAGGTGCCACCAGAGGGACCAGAGGGGCGGGTGGCCAGTATGAATAGGCATTCATGACCACAACAGGTTTCAACTGCCCTGTAGCGACAACACCAGGGCACGCACTAAAGCATGGCACTGTGGCATGAATTACAGCAGGAATGCATTTACCATGTCCTGAGCACACTCCTTTGAAAATAGCAGCTGGTGGTCCTGGCATTACTGGTTATCACAGATAGAAGGGAAGGGGTTGCCCATTATTTCACAGGCAGTAGTAAACAACGCAGCAGATGCTGAGAAGTCATTGTATATATCTAGGACTCCATTGGCACTAAATCCAACGCATCCACCGTAAATGTCAACATTATTGAATGCATATGCAATCGAAACTTGATCGTAATCAACCAGTGGTACACCACCAGATGGCAAAACTCCACCAAGTGCTCCACATGGGACATTACAGTCGGGCGCATTCGCAGTAGTTACATTGAGTGAAATCGATAATTGTGTTTTTTGTCTATTGTCTGGCACATATTGACGTATTTGATACTTCACAAAACGTGATGCACACGGCAATCTCTGAAAAGAACTCTCGACAGTCCGTATTTCTACGTCTTTTTCTCGGAAAAAGTTATCTTCATCAACTTCTTCATCAAATGTAATCTCCTCATCATAGAAACTATCAACACCATCTAGTTGATTTTGGTATACTTGAGCACTATTGATGACATCCCCTTTGTTAGCCTGCGCTTTTTGTGCGTCAGAAAATCGTTCGGAGAAGGTTGGTGACAGATTCTCTCCAGAAATATGTTTGAAGATATTATTTGTATCGTCCTTAGGACGTGGAAACTGATCTATTGTCTCTTTTTTGAATTTTACTCGGGATAATTGGTCTGCACGTCTATTCTGACTGAACTGTGGACCACTCTCCAGACCCAATCTCTCCTCACCTTGAATGTTATCATAGCGATCAGTGCGAATTTGCGTTCTATCTGCCTTTGTATACGGTACTTCTTTGCCATCAGTCATCGTTTTACCGAATCCACGACCTTTTTTTGCGTCTTCAAGGCGGTCAGAAAGAATGTCATAGTATTCACTCTGCAAAATACCCAAGTAAGTCTTCAGTTTTGCTTTGTAATTGCGTGCTTCCTGCTTCTTCATGAAGGCAGTTGCCTCTTTTCCGTTATTGAAGAACTTATACTCGGTATTACGAGTAGGTGATTTCAGTTTTTTCCTACTTTTACCGATTCTTTGTGTAGTTCCATCAGCAAGAGTGATCTCAGATGAAGCATCTTCCCCAACAAAGAACTCTTTAGGACGAAAATACGCTACTTCATAGACATCAATCACCTTTTCTTGAGGATCTGCGCGTTTTATGTCCGCAAATCCTTGCTGTGGCAGGTTTTGATTCTGTCTTTCTGCACTACCATAGATCTCTTTACCAATACCATCCGATATTTTCTCCCCATAAGTCGGAGAATCTATATTTTCATCAACGAAAGCATCATTATCGACCTCATCATAGTAAGAATCTACTAAGTTGCCTTCAGAAATGTTACTTTCATACAATAACGTATCTCGGTGATCATCAAAATCTGCAATGCCAATGGTTGGTTTGGTATATTCTCCATTAGCATACCCCGAACCTCTCTCAATAATATCTAATCCTACAAGTTTACCGCCTGAGAACGAACCTTTTACCTTTGCTTGCTTACCATTCTTCACTGGTGGAGGAGAAACAAGCACAATTGGTTCCCGATCTAGGTTATCAAAACCTTTTCCACCTGAAATAATGTTGACACCTGTTAGTCTTCCGTTACTGATTGTAGGTTCAACTTGGATTTGCTCCATATCATCATAATAATGCGGTCTATCAGGATTCAAGAACTTAGTAATATACTGAATGTTCTTATTTCTAAACTCATACAGACCAATCAATGTTGCACGATCTGCTATACCAAACCCTGCAGAGACTGTAATCTGATGATTTCTACTACTGCTATACCCTGTATCCTTTTGGAACGCAGAACCACTACCGTCAAGTTGTAATACCTGATGACTGAAGTTCTGTGGATCAGTATGTAATGCACGCACAA